TTATACAATCACGATATTATGGAGAAAAGTGAGAATGAAACTAAGTAACGAAACAATCAATGTGTTGAAGAATTTTTCAACCATCAACCAAAACCTTGTAATCAAGGAAGGTAGTTATATCTCTACCATGTCAGCAATGAAAAACATTGTTGCAAAAGCAAAAGTAGAAGAAGTTTTTGAAAAAGAATTTGCAATTTATGATCTCAATGAGTTTTTATCTGTGCTATCTCTTTTTGGAAAACCAGATTTAAATTTTCAAGATAACTCTGTTCTTATAACAGAAGAGGGTTCTTCTAAATCTTCAACGTACTGGTATTCTGATCCTTCAGTTGTTACTACTCCAACTAAAGACATCACTATGCCATCAAATGAAGTTACGTTTAATTTGTCTAGTGATACTCTATCAGAAATTATCAGAGCTGCATCCGTTATTGGAGCTCCTGATATGGTACTTGAAAATGGTAAACTTAGAGTTACTGATAAAAAGAATACAACTGCAAATGATTATGTAGATGAATTAGATGTACCTGACAGTGATGTTAATTATAAATTCTGGTTCAAAACTGAAAATCTAAAATTGTTGCCTGGCTCTTACAGTGTCGAAGTTTCTTCAAAAAAGATTAGTAAGTTTACTAATTCTAATGTTGATATAAACTACTTTATTGCTCTGGAACCAGAATCTACATATGATGCTTAAAGTTAGGAATTTATATTATGGAAAATTTTTTGTGGGTAGAGGAATATCGCCCAAAAGACGTAAGCTCGTGTATACTTCCTAAAATTCTAAAAGACACTTTTACAGAACTTGTTGAAAGTGATAATATACCAAATCTGATATTATCAGGTGGCCCAGGCGTAGGTAAGACAACTATTGCAAAGGCTATGATTGAACAGATTGGTGCGACTTATATGATGATCAATGGGTCTGAGGAGTCAGGCATTGACATTCTTAGAACCAAGATCAAAAACTTTGCCTCTACTGTATCTCTTGAAGGTGGTAGAAAGTATCTAATACTTGATGAGGCAGACTATCTAAATCCACAATCAACTCAACCAGCCTTACGTGGACTTATGGAAGAGTTTCATAAAAATTGTGGTTTCATTCTTACATGTAATTATAAGAATCGTTTGATTAAACCACTACATTCTCGTTGTAGTGTTATTGAATTTACTATTCCTAACTCTGAAAAACAAAATCTTGCTGCTGATTTTATGAAAAGAGTGATAAATATTCTTGATATAGAAAAGATCAAGTATAATAAAAGAGTTATTGCAGAAGTTATTAATAATCATTTTCCTGATTGGAGAAGAATATTAAACGAATTACAAAGATATTCTACATCTGGAACAATTGATGCTGGAATACTGGTAAACATAAATGATGTAAATATAAAAGAACTTATTCATTGTATGAAAAATAAAGAGTTTACTAATGTTCGTAAATGGGTTGTTGATAATATTGATAATGATCCTGTTCGTTTGCTTAGGAGCATTTATGACAGTCTGTATGAGTATGTAGATGGTTCTACTATTCCACATTGTGTTGTGGTATTGGGAGAATACCAATACAAGTTGGCTTTTGTTGCAGATCAAGAAATAAATATGATGGCGTGTTTAACAGAAATAATGGCCAGGGCTAAATTCAAATGATTGATATATACGATGACGTTCTAGAAGAACATAATGCTATTTTGGTTGCTGAAGAAATCAAAAAAATATATTGGAAATATGATTATCATTCTGATGTAAAAAAACCTAATAAACATTGGCATGTTTTTTGTGGTCATAATAAAGAAGAATGTGATGTTGCCAATTTTGGATGGGCCCATCAAATATTTTCTATTGCATTACAGAAATATAAATTTAAAGAAAAATATAATGTAGAAGAAATTGTAAGAATCTATTGCAATGCTCACACTCATGGTATTGAACCACAAATTCATCATGATGATGGTGATTTTACTATGATCTATTATCCTCGTTTAGATTGGAAAACAGAGTGGGGTGGTGGAACAACAATATATCATGAGGATATTGGTGATCCAAATTCTCCCAATTATAAGGTTGACAAAGCTGTTTCTTATAAAGGCAATCGGTTAATTGTTTTTGACGCATACCTACCACACCAAGCTCAACCAGTTACAAAGGATTGCTATGATTTGAGAAGTTGTGTTGTTTTTAAATGTAATATTTCTGGTGCAAATTATGAACGGTTAGATTTTTATAAAGACAATTTAGCTAAAGGAAAGTTCAAAACACAATTAGTTAATTGATGGCAACACCTTTTATGAATAATTTTATAAAGAAGATTTATTTTCTTAAAAGTATAGGTTCTGATAAAGTTAAACATGGAGAAGAAACTTTATTAGATCACCTCATACATACTCATGATATTTTACAGAAATTAGGAGAAGAACAGTTTCTTTTGGATGCTGGATTATTTCATTCTGTTTATGGCACAGCATATTTTATGCCTGAGGCCGGGTTAGTAGATGATAGACAAGTTGTAATAAATTTAATTGGAGAACAAGCTGAGGAAATTGTTTATTGGTTTTGTGTTCTGGTTAATCCTAGACTTCCAGAAATAAACAAATTTGAAGAACCACTAAAATCAAACCTTTTAAAACTATATGCTGCAAATTTAGAAGCTCAAAAGAAAATGATGACATGGGAAGAAGCATATGACTTATGAGTTAAAGGACTACCTTAAAGCTATAAATGTTTCTAAAGAACCCCTATTAGATTCTGAGGATGAAGAATGGGAGAATAAATATCCCCCATATATCGTTAATAAGTGTGTTGCCCCCTTTCCTGATACTATTCAATTAGTTAATGAAATTAATCAATTACACCACCTAGACAAGAAACTACAATTTGATTTTTTAATAAATAGTATAAGACCAAGGAAAAGATTTACTCCTTGGGTGAAAGCGAAGAAATTAGAGAATCTAGAATATGTTAAAGAGTATTATGGATATAGTAACCAGAAAGCAAAATCCGCTCTTGAAATATTATCTGATGAACAAATTTCTACCATAAAAATAAAATTAAATAAGGGTGGAAGAAATAATGGAAGATATTAAATGGACACAGGAGCATATGCTAGAAATCAGTCTGAAAGAGCCAGACGATTTTCTAAAAGTTCGTGAGACTTTATCCCGAATTGGAGTTGCTTCAAGAAAAGAAAGAAAATTATATCAATCCTGTCATATTTTACATAAACAGGGTAGGTATTTTATTGTACACTTTAAAGAGCTCTTTGCACTAGACGGAAAAAATACCAACCTATCTGAAAATGATATTGCTCGTAGAAATACAATTACAAACCTTTTGAAAGATTGGGGTTTGGTTGATATTATAGGTGATGCAGAGCCAGTTGCGCCTCTTAGTCAAATAAAGGTTCTCTCGTTCAAAGAAAAGGGTGAATGGCAATTAGAGACAAAATATAATATCGGTAAAAAGAAAGAAGTATAATGGAGCAATTTAAATCATTCATCACGGAAGAAATTCAACAGGACAAAATAACAGTTCTTATTTTGACTAATTCAAAAGCAAAGAAACCAGAAATTGTTACTGGTATGCTATTGAAAGCGTGTGCAGATTTAGGATTGCCCTGTTATAGAGTGGTGACAACCGAAGCTTGGATATCAGATAATGATATCGAAAAGAGTACGGTTGCCATCAAGAACCATGATGGTGAAGAAAAAGATATTGAGGTTGATACTACAACAACTGTGGTGTTTGTTCGTGCTGGTGTTCTACAAGATGAAATTGGACTTGCATTGTTAGGTACATTACAAAATGCTGGTTGTATGATGATTAATGATCGTGATGGAATGTTAACATGTGACAATAAAATGTCATCTTACACAGCATTTGAACGAAACAATATTCAGACCCCTCGTACATCCTTGGTGAATAATGAAAAGAGTATCATTGATGCTCATGACCGTATTGGTGGTAAGTTCCCTGTTATTATCAAAACTTTGACAGGGACACAAGGTATCGGTGTTTCCAAGGT